ATGGATCATCTTTGATGTTAAGTGACCAAACTGCGGTCATTAATTCTCTTTCTTGGTTAATTGGATATTTCATATTTCAAAAAAATTAAAAAATTTTAGTTCAACAGTTATACGTATATACGCCCCCGCCACGAACGAAAGGGGGGCCTATTGATAGTGAGTACTAACATACCTATTGAGAAAGTAAGTGTTTACTATCACGCACGAACGGACGGGGCCTATATTCTCTCGGCTTCATTGGGGAGAAAAGGGGATCCACTAAGAGGAGGCCTCGTCCGATTGTTCGTTATGGTCGTCCTGGTCGCCCTGGGCGTTCGTGCGAACGTTCGTTCGTTCCCGTGCGTCCTGGAGGTTGAGTTGCTCGGCCGGTTCGTCCGGGCGTACGTCCAGGATCCTGGAGTTAGCGTTCGATAAGATCCCGGCCAGGTCCAGGTTATGATTCATTTCCTGTCTGTCTGCCCATTGATCCGGTGCCCGGTTCTTTAAGTAGAATATTTGTGCTGTAACATTGCCATCCCGTGCGGAAGTCATAAGAGCGTTAGATATTTTTTCTACGCCTAATGCTTCCCCTTTTTTTATAGCTTCCTCAATTTCCGCATTTTCTTTTCTGCGTCTATCAATAGTAGACCAAGACACGCCCAGGCATCTTGCAATTTGTCCTGAGGTTAGGCCCTGGGATCCGAGAGCAATTATTTTATTAAGAGTGTCCGGATCATTCAGCTTGATTTTTTTCCTTCCTGGTTTCTTTGGCATGGTTTATTTTAATGCAGTTTTGAGTAAGTTAATCATCTTTTTTTATAAATAAGTTGCAATCTAATATTAGATATGAGATATTTAAGGAACCTAGGGGAATACCTGGGCATTTTTAGGAGAATAGAAAGAATGATAAACGCAAACCAAGATCCAAAATGTGCTGACCTGGTGGAAAGCAAATACAACGAAACCGAGGCCGATTATAAAAGGGCCCGGAAGTTCTTTGAGGAATACCAGGACGCAACCGAGGGCCAACGAATTGCCCTGGAAGTTATAGACAAAAAGCGGGGAGACTATTTCCACGAGTATGACGATCTATTTGATTATGTGAACCAAACCGCCTTATCCTGGGATTATGTAGATAGCGAGGGCAGAGAGGCCGGATATTATCGGCTTCAGTTATCCTGGGGCGGTCCGTCTGACGAGTTCCGCATTTATGTCAACCAGGACAAAGAAATAGACATAATCGAATATTGGTATATGGATTGGTTCGATTCGGCTCATTACCTGGTTGCCAAATATTCTGATTGTTGGCATATCTGCGATCAGTTCCTAGAATGTGAGAGGTGGTCTTGATGTACGAGGTAATAATTGAAGATGCAATCCTGGGGCCGGTCGTTGTGATGCGGTCCAAGGATCTGAGCAAGTGCCTGGACAAACAAAAAAGACTAATCAAAGACGGACATTTAGATTGTTTTATATCCAGGGGGAAAGCATGAATTTTGAACAAGCCAAATATAAATACAACTGTTATGCCCGGGATGTCCTGGGATTAGTTGGCGAGTTAGAAATACCAAGCCGGGATATGTCAACGAGCATTAGCGTTAGCAACTTTGAAACAAATACCAAGAATTTAATTTGGATTTTAAGAGATGCTAAGGATATGAATATTGCAACCATTAACGCTGATACAGGCAAGGTATTATGAAACAAGAAGAAACAACCCGGATTAATTACCGAGGCGTTGCGGTCGATCTAACTATTACCAGGAACTACTTTGAAGGCATTGACCATATCGAAGTTCAAACCCTGGACGATCACCCGATCCCACTAACTGAAACCGGGTACAGATCCCACTTTTGCCATATGTCCGGAACTTTTACTATGGACCAGGCCATTGAATGGTTTTACCAGGAGAACGGGAAAAAGGATTCCAACGGATTCCAGGACGACTTCTTTTCTAGCGTCCCACATGAGCCACACGCAACGGAAAGCATCAAACAGGATGCAACCCCCCAAGATATAAAATCTTTTAACTCTGAGCCTCTGACGAAACCAGGGGCAAAGGCAAACCAACCATCATTATTTTAATAAGGAGTAAAACATAATGAACATAAAAGAAAAAATGATAACCATTAAAATTTCAGAACGAAATCTAAAATGGATTAAAGAAAATTACCCGGAATCTAAACAGGGAGTAATTTGTTTATTTGAATACGGAGGAATTGATATAAAAAATGTTCATGCAATATCAGACATTTTGTATCACATAAACGAGGCATTAAAAATCGAGGGCCAATCATAATGAACGAAACATTAAACGAAATAATCCAGGACTTGGCGGACCTAAGTTATACCGCCCTGGATTTAAAGGAAGATATCACCACCGGTGAACCATCTATCCAAACCGCCCTGGAAAAAATAAACAAGATCCACCGAGTCTTAATCTTTAACCAGGATAAATTAATTGAATTAACCAAGGGGGAAGAATGACACAGCACAAAGAAATGATAGACGAGGCCAGGCGATTGCTCAACACCGAACGGGAGAACACCCCCAGCATGATGAGAAATTTCTCAGATCCGGAGGAATCCTGGTTATTAACGCACCCGTGCGGAAAGGTTATTAAAACTTTTAAGGATAAACGCAAGAAAGATATCGTTATCCAGGAATCATATAGCGGGGGTGAATTATGAGTAATGCATTAAAAGTAAATTGGCAAGACGAGGAATTAGATATCTATTACAGAAAGAATGGCCATCCTAAATCCGTATGGCAAGACAACGAAGGGAAACCTTTTGGCATTTACTATTACGAAAAGGGAAAAGATGATCCATGGCACATTGATTGTCGTTGGTTTAAAACCATAGAGGAAAGAGATAAAGAATTCGAGGCAACCAAAAATGATTAATCTAATACAACGCATCAAACAATTTATGGGTAAGTGTCCAAGCTGTAAAGGGTTTGGCACTATGCCGGACGGAACAACTTGCCGGGATTGTTGGGGGTCCGGGCGTGATTGAGATCATAGGCTACATCTTTGGTATTGGTTTTCTCATATGGCTTATCGCATTTATCATTCTTTATGCGGTAGCCAAGCACTACGAGAACAGATAATCAATACCCGGGGCGAATGTTTGGGGTTTTTCTCCAATCCCCTTGTACGCATCTCGCCCCACCTTTAATATTTAACCATGCAACGCACGAACGATAAATCCCCACGCACGAACGAAGATCCCCACCTATGCATCTGCACGAACGGATACGACGAATACCCGATCGATCCGGCCATCCTACAACAAGCAGAAAACTATACTTTCAGCGATCCCCATCCCGGTCCAATTCCTCGATCATTACGACGCCCAGGCCGACGAGCAACAAATGTTTCCGTACGCCCGGTTTCGCTTGTTTAACGATCCTACGCTCACCCTCGACCGCAATCCATAAGATCCCCGCATCCACCAACTCATCCACGCAACGCCCGACTGTGCGTCTATTCAACCCGGTCATCTTGCCATAATAAACATAGGCATCATGCGAACTGAACGTATCGATCCTATGCCTTTCGCATATCGCCCAAAGAACTAACTTCGTGGCCGGACGCAGGGATGTATCTCCCGCACGGGAACGAAACCATTTCCACACGCACGCTTTCAGTTTCGAATAACTCTTATACTTACTCAGCACGGACGCACGTACGCATCCGGATTCGTTCTCTTTCTGCGGTATGGAATTTTCAATCCACCAGAACTGATCGTTCATACATACACTCGCTGAATATAGGGAGGCCCTTCCAGGGGCCTTCCTATTTGTCTTGTTTGGGATATATGGTACATCTAGTACCTATGAAGGGTACTACTAGTACCATAGTATGGCACTACTAGTGCCATTAAACGAGAAGATTGTGCAACCAGGCATGGAGAAATTGCCCCTCTTAGGGGGGTAGTTCCGGGGCAATTCTCATCATTAATTAAGGAGAGTAGAATCCCGATTGCACAATCAAAGTTTAACATTATTACTTGTGATTCCCGAAGGCTAATTGATGAATAATATTCTCAATCGATTTAAGGTTTCGCTTATCTTCCATGGTTGGCTTGGCCTTATTGATGATGGGTTTACCATGTTCAGCTAACGCATTAATAATTAGTTGTACTTCTTTATCACTTGCTTGAATCTTTACTAGCATTTTTATTTTCCTTTTTCTTTTTCTTATTAAATATTCGATCCCAATTATCTCGATACTCTTGCGAGTAAGTTCCAGGTCTCGGCTTATCACCCTTTCCGCTCATAAGATCCCCCTGGTAACTGTTCAACATCAAACCATCCGCATGGGTAATTAATCATTATCTTTTCTCCCGGTTATTATTTCAAAATGATTGATGGTGTTATCCTCAATCGCCTGTTTAAACTTTTCCTTTAACTCATCCTGGTTAAGATCTATGGCACCATCCATGTAAATGACTGCCTTGACTGTGTCATTCATTTGTTATGACCTCTGGCTCATCATCTTTAGGCGGATACGCATTAGCAACTGCCCCACAACTCAAACACTCAAAACTTAATTTAAGATCGAATAGGTTGTTATACCGGCTAATATCTTTTTCTCTGGTGAGTTTCATGTTTGCATTGCAATTAAAACATTTCATAAAATTTTACCTCTATCTTAAAAAACCGAGGCTCTGAGAGGCCCGTGGTGAGCTTTTCTTTACCTGGTCCATGGTTTACCCTTAACGAAGTTATCACGTTTGTGGGCATTTTTAATTCTTTACTCATATTAAAAATCAAAGTTAATGTTTTGTTTTTCATAGACTTCCAAGACTGCCTCACGCCTAATCAAGGTCATGGCATTGGTATCCATTTCGCTAGAGTTGGCTTTAACCACCTGGAAATTTACAACTCTGGTTCTATCAAATTCTAATCCTTCATCCGCACAAATATTTTCCGCAGTCTTTTCATCTGCCAAAGAAATTGTGGCGGCCATCCTCATACCATCGACGATAGCGGCGGATCCTCTGATTGACGAACGAGAATCCCAACTTGATTCCTGGGCCTGGAGTCCGGCTTTGCTCATGTGATGAATAGATAAAACGGAACACTCAAACTTTGATGCAATGGAAGAACAGAACTGACAATACAATTGAGCCGCTTCCTGGCTCGTTGTAATAGGTGCTGCAACAAAAGATTGTATTGGATCTATCACAACCAAAGATAAATCTGGAATCGTTGATATCTCATTGATTAACTCATGGGCCTCGGGTGTTAGATCTAATCCTCTAGCATCATCTTTTAATAATATTAATGGTTTAGGTGCATCTGGAACTGTATAGGCAAAAACGTCATACTCCGCATCAAATCTTTTATCGCCTTTATCTAACGCTTTGGTCCGTCTAAAGACTTCGCTTCTATCATCCTCGGCCATCAGCATAAGAACATTACCAGCATTTTTAATTGGTTTATTTAACCAGGTGCCATGACCTTGTGATACTTTAATTGCTAGATCCAGGGCCAACATACTTTTACCAACACCACCGACTGCCGCTAATAATCCAGGTTTAGATTTCTCTAACAATCCCTCAACCAACCAGGAACGAGGCGGTGGATCACCTTTTAATTGTTTAATAGAGAAACTTCTTATCCCTAAACCTTGATCGCTTATCTCTAACTTAACTGCATCTAGGCCTTGCTTGATAGCCAAGTCATTGAAATCACCCTCAACGGATGGGATTCTAACTAAACAATTATAATATCTGGTGGCTATCTCTTCCGCTTTCTTACGTCCGATATCAGTTTTATCATTATCAAAGGCTAAATAGATCCTGGCGTCCGTCTTTTTTCTTATGTTTTCTACCGCATCATTACCAAAGTTAGCTGAAAAAACACAAGCCACCGGTATTTGTGTTGCATCCCATACGCTTACACCGGTAGCCATACCCTCAACCACGACCAGAGACTCAACTTTATTTAAAGAATTAAAATCTGTACCAATTAAAAAGATATTACCCTTGACTTGTCCAGCAGATACAAACCTTTTGGATCCATCTTCCTGGATAAATTGCAGAGATCTAATTTCACCATCTACATTGTAGATAGGCACGACCAAAGATTTATTGTGTAGTTTTAAAGAATAACTTTTGATTTGTTTAGCTTCCAGGTAAGGATGCTTGATAACCTCTGAGTAAGTTTGAAAACGATTCTGACAATCTTTTGCAACTTCCTCATACCTTTGCAGCTTTTGTTTCTTGGCCTCTTCCTGGGCCTGTTGCATCTTTAACTGTAGATCTTGTCTTTCATTTGGAGTAAGTGTATTGATCTGGACAGAACTCCATTTGTATTCCGACCCCGTTCTCCAATTTCCGTAAGTTGCGAATATGTGATTATGAACAACATTAATAACATACCAACCCGATTTTTCATTACCTTTATCCGGCCTCACTCCCGGAGTTGCTTGTACTGGGATCCTTACT